TAATGGCGTATTCGAGTCCAACATGAGAAACAAAACGACCAGTAACACTGCGGTTACCAATCAGCGAATAACCGCCCAGTGATGTTCTGGCAAAATAAGAAATACCATTCTTATTTAATAAATCACCGTTGGTGGCTTTATCCATGATGTTGTAATCAATGGTTCGAGCTGTACCTTCAATCAGTACCCCCATGCCACCTTTGGCTGGGCTTTCCCATGCATTAACACGAGCAAAGCAAGACAATGCGATTGCTGCTGCAGAGAAAGACACGTTACCCTTAGCCGCTTGGCTATAAACCGACACTTGTGGCTCAACAAGATAAAATGCATCGTAACCCGTACCTGCACCGCCTAAGCTTTTTGAATACGTCACAGCATCAACATCGTTGGTGCTTGGACCATCGCCAACTGGCAGTGCAAAAATACGCTTACCCATGGCGGCTAATGCATCAGCCACTGGCTTGGTATAAAAGCCTGGTGCAGCAATATGCGTTGGTACTTCCATGCAATCAGCCAAGGCTTCAATGCCAAGGCGCTGACCAGTGCCAGCGACAACTGAACCAATCACGTTATTAACGGTTGCAGCGGCGTCAATGCCTTCATCTACAATCACGACATAAAAAGGCACAGAAACTAAACGAAACGTTTCATACACTGTACGCCACAACGTACCGCTCTCAGTTCCCGCAATATCTAACTTTGCTGCATCGCCCAAATTCGCAATGCGAATCGGGGTGTTTTTTGGCAACGATGGATCAGCATCTGGTGCTGTTCCGACTAAACCAATAACAATACCGCCAAGTGGCCCCATTGGAGGTGGAGCTTGCTGGCTAGTAACGCTGATACCGTTATGGACAAATGATGCTATCTCTGGCATTACGCTTTCCTTTTCTATTTACTAGTAGCTGCAGTGATCAATTTCACTTTGCCGCCAAATTTCAAAAAATCCGCTTCACATGGAAGCAGCTCGACTTCTTCATCTTTTTCATGCCAATGTTTTTTATTAGGACACTGGTACGGCGCCAAAACCTTATATTTCTGGCGTGGGTTATCCGATGTTTTTGCCATTTAAGACTCCAGATACAAGAAAACCGACACAATGGTCGGCTTTCAGATGTAAAAAAACCGCTTTCGCGGCGGTGGTTTTAGCTAATCTATTATGCTGGTTTAACAGGCCAAGATATATCTTCAGGATTATTTTTAGACTGCGGCAAATCGCGCAACGCTTGGCGATAGGTGGCAAACTTAGTCTTTTTCGCGTCAGTCAATGGACTGTCGCTCACTTGCGTGTAGTCTGTTTCGGCCAACAGTCGATCGCGCTGGATTTTTATTGGCTTCCATTTCTCATCAATTTGAGCTTGTTCAATGACATCATTTGGAACGCCGTCTTTTGTTAATGTGTCAATGTCACAATTTATATACTGCTTGCCTTGATGGGTTAACGTAATCATTAGATAACCTCCGCGATTGCGACATTTGAAACGACATTAATTGGTACGCCATTGGTGAATTTGACGCCGTTAAACAAACTATCTTCTTTGACTAGCAGCCCATCGTTTAGCGTCCAATTTACAATGTTCAACCTTAGTGTTGCGCTATAATTTAATTGAATTGGTGGCTCGCTGGTTGTTCGCTCGGCTCTAAACCCTAGCGAACCGCCATAAAATACAATCGATGTCATATCGCCCACCGCTGGCGACAATAGATACTGATCGCCAAGAAACGCGTTACAAAATAACATCGCAACGAATTTATTACTGTAAACGCCCGGGTTGCTAACGCCTGCAGCCGTCTTGTTTAATGCGTTGTTATGACCGACCACGTCGGCAAATAACGGCCAGTACATATCCAAATTGGCGTAAATTAAACCAGCGCCGTAAATACCAAAATGATACATACCAAACGATGTGCCAGATAATATCCCGTCAAAATAAAAATTTGCACGATTACTTGATGTGCGCGATGAGATATAAATGTAACGATTGTATATATTGTAATTCACTGATAAATGGTAATCGTGTCCCCCCTCTAAATAAATTGAAATATACTTACCGCGCATTTCGGAGCTTGTTGCTAATATTAACGCTGCATCAATGGATGCGAATGAATTCGCGGTATTAGTTCCTGTGTTTTCATCGTTGCCTGTCGCAGGATTTACATAGTATGTGACGGTATTATTTCCCAATGGTAATATTGCGCCTGCGGCTAAGTCGGTTATATCGCCCATTTTCCCAGCTACTTCGTCAGCCAATAATTGCGAAGCCAATGCTTGCTCGGCACTTACTTGTTTTAACGCTTGTAATTCTTCTATAACACTAGGCATTAAATACCCTCCATTTTACGTAATTTTTCACTCAATTTCATCTGCATATGAGTTTGTTTCGTTTGAGTAACCTGGCTACGCATAAACGCAACCGCATCCATCATCATCTCGGTATCAATGATAATATTTAAATTTTCAGTACCAACCACCACCTGAACGGTATCAGTCGGCAAAGCGCTCAAGTTTAAGGTGATCGGCTGAATACAATGACCATCTTTCGCTTTGTAATTTAGCGTGGTATCTACTGCTGAGATAACACCCAACAAAGTTCCTGACTCTAGCCAAAAACCTAATTCTTTAACTGGGTATTCATCAGGGCCACTAAATTTAGCAACCGCCTGCAGTTGATTAGACGCTAGCTTTTTGTATTCGCCAAACTCAACACGTTGAATTTCATTTACCAAGGTGGTTTGGTCTGGATTTGGAGTATAAGCACGGTCACCGGCTGATACCCATTTAAGATTTAATTGAATTCCCTGAGCCTTGGCATTGATACATTCATCCAAGCCCTTGCGGGTGATCACTAATTTCAGTTGGTCGGTCATGCTGTTACCTTATAAAATTGCTTTCGCGTTAACGGCTGAAATGGTGACACTGTAGTGGGCTGCTACTGCCATTGTGCCAAACTCCGCATAACCTGAAATAACAGGTATAACGGCCAGCAAATTCATAGGCTGAACATTGACCGCTGGCGGCACTGCGCCTGCAACGGACAAAAACATATTAGCATCAGGCATTGGCCAAAGATCAGCCTCACCACTTGTGTCGTTTATATTGGTAGCTGGCGCTCTGGCTCCTGCCATGCCCAGCCCTGTTTCTACTCCAAACATCAAAGACAATTCAATATTGTCTCGTTCTGATTTAGTGTCTTCTATGTAAGCCAGCAGTTTTATTGCATTTTCAACATTGACTGGCTTATTGCCCTTTTCCCAAGCAACAATATCTAAACTGTAGGGCTCACCCTGCGGTACTTGCTGATGCCAGGGCGTAATCTCGCTCATGAAGTCAAACGACTCCAATGCCATATTTAAACCAGCACGAGTACCACTAAGGCGGCGTATCTTCCAAGCATTACCCGCCAAGTTTCGCTTGATATGCTCTGGGCCTAACGTATCCCACACGGGTAATTGACGCTCTGCCGCAATATATGGCACCACATCAATTGAAGTGTTTTGAGCATCTAATAATTGAGGGTATGGGTTTGATACGGCATAAAGTTGCTGACTTAATGACAACTCAAGCCCCCGTTCTAAGCTGCTTTTGTTGTCGGGTAATACGCTATACGTTTTCAGTGCTGACGGTAATTTGGATTGACTCAAGGTTAGGCGCCTCACTATGAGCACAGCGCAACGGCTGAGCAGGTTGTATTATGTCCCCTCGGTGAGCGCCCGTTGATTCAACCAGCACACTATTAAGCATGAATGGCTCAATACGACCACCAAGGCGGTGCTGAGTGTCTGCATAGGCTTGCACGGCTTTAATAGCTGCTGCCTTAATCACTTCGGTGTCGGGTCCTGGTCTAACGTAAATTGTTGCCTGGCAAGTCCAGTTTTGAACAGTCGCAGCTTTTACCGTGATTAAATCGGTTTCTTGACCAATGTCATCACGTTCAAGGTATTGCTGAGTCGCATCTATCAACGTCTGATCTGGTAAACCATTTCCCGCATGAGCCAAAATAAAACAATCAACAACACCAGGTGTTACTTGTCGCGCTTGGGCGTCTTTGGTTAGTCCTGCCAGCTCGTGTTCTTCAAACTCATAAGTCACCACCACTTTATTAGCTGATGGGCTTTCCACTTTAACCAATGGTCTGCCGCCCAAGGTCATGGCGTGGAAACGATAACCTGAACGAGTGCCTGTACTAGCCAGCGCATAGGCGGCTAAATAATAACGAGTAAGCAATGATTCGTTGCCTTCCATCGTTGGTAGCACAATAGGAAATGCATTAGGATCACCATCATCAAGCACCTGACGTTTCACGCCTAATTGACTGGCTATCAAATCAACCATGGCATTGTCCGTGGCGTACATACCGAACATTTGCTGTGCCTGAGCATTCAACTGGCGAATATGGCTCTGCAAAATAACAGTAAAAGCTTCGGTGAATTTTGTTAGCAGCTCTGCCTCGTTTTCAAAGGTTTCACGAACTGCATCGATATCTTCTGGCGCATTTTCTTGTATGTATGCCAGCACATCAGACTTAACACTAGCCAACAACACCTCAAACTGAGGCGTGGTGATGATGTCTGATTTAGGTAATGGATTTTTATGTGGAAACATCCAACGGTACCTCAAACTTAATTTGGCGCCCTTGCCACTTGCCTGAAAAATACAAACTCAAGCCTGTTGCATGACGTTTGGCCACACAGCTACTAGGAGAAAAATCCCCTAAGCCGTTTGCCTGATTATAAAAAGCCTCAAGTGCGGCTGACTGAATACGAATAAGCATGATGTCCGACATATTAGCCGCCAGATACTTACGTACATTGCAACCAAACTTAGACCGCTTGATTCGACCGCCTAACGGGGTAGTCATGACTTGAGTAACCCGACTAACCAACTGGTCAAAGCCTGTTATTTTTCGTCCTGTTACTCGATCAATTCCTATCATTGTTTTTGCTCCGCAGGACCTGTGTTTGGCGTGCCGTGTGGATGAACGTGACTGTTATAAATGGTGCGATCTTCACTCATGGTTCTAACCTTGTCGCTCACTTCACCATCTGCCGAAATATTTACATCTGCATGTAAGTTATTATCGACTTGAACATCTTTAGTGGCTTGAACCAGTTTGCTATCTAGTTTAATTAGCTCAGTCGCTTTAAGCGTTAATGAGCCTGCTGCCATATCCCAAATCTCTGCACATTTATCACCGTAGGCTGTTACAACCTGATCGGGATTATTTACTGGGAATGGAAACTGGCTAGAATCAATGCCAACCAAGGCAATACTTTGGGAGCCTGTATTGCCTGCGCCAAAGTTTAAAATTATCGTCTGCTCTCCTACTGTCGGGCATCGATAATGCGATACTCGACCAGCTGATTGAGCAAACCATTTAATAAATGGAGTTTCGAGATCACCATGTTTTACTTTGATTAGCTGGTTGCTCTGGTGAACCTCGCTAATATGGCCAAGGCGAATCATTAGTTGTAATCGCCGCCGCAGGTCTTCCACTTCCGTACTTAACTCTTCCATCCTATCGAGGTACGGGCTAAGAATATCGTTCACCAGTGACTCAATTAGTTGGCGCATCGGTTATCTCCAACGGTTGATACTCTTCGGGCTGATCATCGTTTTGTGGGTTAGTCGCAAGGCGAATACCGCCCCGTTCTTCTGGCGCTTCCCACTTTGATTCACCTAAATAAATTGTTTGCTCCCAGCTAACCACCCACGAGTCATAACCTCCGTTGGTGTCTTTTTTGAAATTACCTGGGTAAGCATCGATGTTAGTTGGTGCGGTCATCACTGAGCCGCCAACCCACATCCCTTCTTCTGATACAAACTGAGAAACTGCAACGGCAAACTCTCTAAGTTCCAGCTGCAGTTCGTCTACTTCATGCCCTAAGATACAATGCACTGAGAACCGACATCGTGCGGGATAACGCCCGTCACCAACATCAGGTCCCTTGGGGAATTCTTCTAAATCTAATAAACAAGCTGGCGCTAATGCTGAAAGATCAGCTGATGGATCGTAACTCTCAACGGTAACTCGCTTAAAATTCTGTTTAATCGCTGAGATAATAGCGTTTTGAGCGTTTGTTATATTGATGTTCATGAGTTCTCGATGTTTAGCGCAAAATTGATTTCTTGTTTAAGGATTTGCTTAAATCGTGCTTCTGCTCGATTGTGATAACGCTCTAAAATTGGCTCTGCAATTTCGTCAATTTCAAAAGATTGTTCTTCTATGGGTAATTCACTCCACTGGCCATCTTTGCGTTTTACTCGTTTGTTATCGGGGTGACTCTTAGCACTTCGCTTAAATACACCTTCATGGCCACTGGCCATCTTTGCAATAAAAGCGCCTTCATAAAAATGACGTCCAACTTTTACGCCAATATCATTCTGTTTAGCCGTGCCGATACTTGACAGTCGAATGGGGTTTAAACCAAACCAAACGCCAACAGTACGATTACCGCCTTTAATACTGAATGATTTATAGTAACGAGTGCTTAAAACGCGCTGAGGCACACTAAGCGCCACACCAAGCTCTCGCTTACTATGTGTTTCTAACCATTTGGCTGTCTTTTTTAGCGTTCTAGTCACAGCTTGTTGGATCTGCGAAATAGATACTAACAACTGAGCTTCTAGTTCTGCCAATTCATCATCTAAATCAATTTCAAGATTCATGCTGACGCCAATTATGGTTTTTGTTTGTCGTTATTTTTAACGGGATAACCGTTTCAAAAGCACCTGGCTTAAAAGGCAATACTAAATATGACTGACCATTAATAACCAGCCTGTCACCGTCTTTACCTTTTACTGCTTTTGGTTCCATTGAAAACGTGGCGCTAACACTATCCACTGATAGCTGCCCCACTTTTTTGGTGTGACCTTTAATGTTCAGCTGCTTATCAAGCATGCTGAAAGTTCCGAATACATCATCCGAATAACCTTCTGCATGAATCCAAAAAGCTGATTCACCAAACTCACCATCTATATCTTGTTTTAACTCTTCAAGAAGAGCTTGATGTGATGGATTCACTGGCACTCTCCTAGTTTAAATTTAACGATTAGTTAGATGAGAAGATTTCACACAACAAGCTTGGATCACGAGTAATAGGCAAGTAAATTGCGCGAGAGCGAATCTCCAAACCTTCATCATGTTTCATTGGCTCTGTGGTGATATGACATTCACGCTGGTTTGCGCTGCTTGCAGTGATTACATCTGCTGGAGCACGCAACATACCAAATAGGTCTTGAACACCAGTCGGGTAACTAGCACCTTTTGTTGATACTGCATCAGCTTCATCTGTAATAAACTTGATACCACAGATGTTTATTTCTGATGGATCATCAGCAAATGCAATAACACGTTTTGCGTGAATTTCTGCTGTGTAAAACTCTTTGACCTTGGCATGGTTAAGGATGCGTTCAATTGTTGCCTGGCCAAGACGACAAGTAACACCAGTAATAGTTAAGTGGCCATGTTCTTTGGCAAGTTTAACTGTTTCTGCGCGTGCATCTTTTAGTAACTTAGGTACATCAGTTCCTGCAGTTCCTAATTTTAAGTCAACCTTTCGTTCTTTAACACCAAGAACAGAGAATAAATCAATCAGCACCACGCCTTTAGCATTTGTTACTTTACCTTTTAACGCTGAGTAAGCGGTAAATGCAGCAGTGTAACGATGGTTGTTTTTATGCTTAGTCATTTGTGTCTTAACAAGAGTAGCAAGCTCTGTTGCTTGGAACTTCTTATCACTTAGCGAGTTTATGCGCGTTAGGTCATTCGCCACAACTTTAGTGTCAAATGGATAACGAATTAGACTAACTGGTACAGCGCTTTCTGCATCGTGTTGGTCAATATTTGGATGTTGACCTATTTCACCTGGCATCAACACTTGAAGTGATTTGCCTGACTTAACAATCATTACCGTGCGATTTTCTACGTTTTCAACGGTAAACATTTTTAACACGTCGGAATCAATATGCGTTGACGTATTGTATCCAGTGGTTAATGACGTTAGCGCAAACGCTTCATGATTAAATATTTCGGCTAATTTTGCCATGTTGTAGTTACCTTATTTAAGAATTAAGAATGATTTTTCGAGGTGGTCGATAATCAGCGTTTTTACTGGATCTGTAATGGTGTCTGGCCACACGATATGTGCTGTATTAACAACAGAGTTAGCCCAATAAACAACACCATTACCCATGTGGATACCATAAGCATCGGCGCCATTATAATCAGCAACTGTGATATCAATAGAATCACCGTCTTTGTTAACAATGGAATATTGTGGGGTAGCTGCTGCTGCTGGGATGTCTTTATTGCAAAGCTCACCACGTTCATGTGAGTAGAGCAAAATTAGAGCAAGTGAAACTTTATTTTGTATAGTCTGCATTACGCTTCCTTAATGAGTTGTTGCATATCAAACGTACCTTCAACAGCTTCGTCTGAACCGCTAGTTAATGAAATTTCTTCGTCTTTTTCCGCTGCTGCGTCCGTTATTTCTCATCGTCATTGTTTTCAATGAGATCACCAGCGATTTCACCAACGCCAGCTGATTTAGCTAGGTTGTTGATTTTTGATACCGTAGCGGCATGCTGTGCTGATTGATCAGCCGCTTGCGTTTGCAGTTCCGTGATTTGTTGCGTTAATGATGCTTTCTCTGCTTCGTGAGAGGCTTCAATATCAGCAACAATTTGTTTGTGGGTAGAGTTTTTCATCATCATTTTAATTTCTTCTTCCGTTTTAATGCCATCGACAAGGCCATGTGCCAGCAAATCTGATGCGCTGAACAATTTAGCCTGGAGTTTTTTTACATCCGCTGCACTAATGCCACGGTTCTTAGCAACCAGTTCAAAAAACGATTCACCAAGTTGGTCAACCATTGCCTGATGCCGAGCAGATTCATCAGCGTCCAGTTTGGTTTCTGGTGCGCTATCCGCTTTCGCTTCACCTGTGGTGAAATAGGTAATGGTTTCGTTTTCCTTAACAACTTCACGGCGCCCGTAAATAACACCGATAGAACCACCCATACTGTATGGACTGATATACAGCTCACTACATGCACTTGCTAAGGCATAATTAGCAGAATAAGAACTACCATTAATAAAGCCGATAACAGGCTTTGTTTTGGCAAGTTCGCTAATGTAATCTGCCAAATCAAAACAACCCGTTGCTTCACCGCCTGGGCCATCTAATTCCACAAATATCTTTTCCACCGATTCGTCACGTTTTAGCAATTCAAAATCATGGCGAATATCACGGTAGCAAAGCACTCTGTTGCAGTTAGCATCTAAACCATTAAAACGATGAGTGGTGGGACCAAAGACCGACAAATCACAAATAGTGTCTGCCCGATTAGTTCGACTTTCACCGCTAAACAATTCAGGGTTGTTACCTCTAAATAGCTCAGGGTTTTGATAAAACTGTTTAAGCAGGGTTAGATTTGTCTGATGGGCGTCTATCGTCATCAGCATCGGTGAGTTCGTCATCAGCTGGAGCAGATGTCTCATTGGTTATACCTCGTTTTTTTAACGCCGCTTGACTGCGCTGAACGCTATCAAGTTGCTGATCTAATGTTTTGCCTCTGCCGTTCGAGACTTCTTCAAGTGATTTAATGTGATTATCAACTTCAAGCACTAATGCTTTGGCCGCTTTAAGTGGGTCTATTTCTTCCCATTCAGGCCAAATCCACTGAGGATCTAGATACTGGTGTGGGTTATCGAAATAGCCTGGTAGTTCAGTGGCTGTTTTAAGTTGGTAAGCATCAATAAACCAACCAAGAACCCGATTAAATGCAGGACCTAATACGATGTCTCTTAGTTGCCCGATAAAGCGGCGGTGATTAATCATTCCTGCACGAATGCTTGAATAATTAACCTGCGTTAAATCACCTGTTAGCATTTCGTAAGTAATACCAAGCAAGCCTGCAATCATGCGTAAAACTTGATTGTTGTGCTCTTGGTAGTTACCCGCTATTTCAGCAGGTGATGCGGTTTTAATTTCTTTCACACCATTTAGGAACGTAACGCCCCCTGCATGGTGTACTAACTTTTCTGTAGTCTTTTTATTCGATGGTGCAGCTGAGGTTTGCGATACAGGATTTTCTTTTAATGCAAAAACCTGCTGCCCTTGGCGTTTCATTCGAGACTTAATCTCGACTGTCTGATTGTCTACATATTGCTTAGCAAAATTTCCGCCTGCTGATATCCACGGCTGCGTGGTGGTTTGCCCTGCATGGATAACATCACGTAAATGAATGACATCTGCAGCTGGTAACCAATTGACTGATTCTTCATCAAACTCTGGATGGTCACGAGGCAACTTATAGAAGGCGTATTTTTTAACCTTGCCATTTTTGGCGTAAAGAATACCGCCACGGATATAACTTCCTTTACCTGGCTTTTCTAATTCAGATGCCAAAGCGAGAGGGCTAACAACCTGCAATTGCAATGGCACTGCGTCTAACGTTCTACGGCGAACAATGAATGCGCTGCTATCAATCAGCATGGTAATAACGGCTAATGCCTGAATGCCTGCAAAGTTGGTGTTCCCGTCAAAATCGCAATACAAATTCCACTGGTTAAAATGCGTAATAAATTCTGGTTCAAATAACGCAGGATCAAAAACAGGCTTAGCACCGCCACCAATACAACTGGCACGAAAACGAGAAGCGCCAACACGTAACAACGGATTATTTCGCATTAAATGGTGACTGGCTGTAATCTCTTTTCGTAATGCCTGCTCACTTTTTACGTTGTCGTGGATCTGAGCATCAGAAAACAATGCTGACTTAGCTATATTTGAATAACTCAAAATAGTATCTCCACATCAACGCTCTGCATTATCGGCTCTGGATTTAACGAGCTTTGCATGTGCTGTTCTAAATTTCGCAGTTCACTAAGGCTAACTTCTGTGTACTGCATTTTTGTGCGATTACCGCTAGGGTCGGTGTATTCAACTAACACCTTACGCTTACCCATCACCAATTCAGTGATAGCGGTTTGTACTATTGCTAGGTTCGCTTCACTTGCATAAATAGTCATTCATAGGCCTCGTATTCTGATGTTTCGTAATTATCTGAATATCCCTGAAAATCATCAGATTCATTTGAGTTAAGTACGGCTGGGTCAATTAAACCAAGTGGCTCTTGTGGGCTAGCTGCCTGAATCTCTATTCTCAAAAAGTCATAAAGCCAAAGCACATAAACCAATAAATCCCATGGTTCATTTCGCTCTTGGCCTGCACGTTTTTTCCACCTGACCTTGTTGCCACTACCAACCACTTCCTCTGCAGTGAGCATTTGGAAATAAACCAAATCGAACACATCATTAAAAGGAAAGTGAATGTAGTTTTTGCCCGTCTTTTCATTGTTAAGACGCTCTGCAGCAAGATTTTTTAATTGATGAACATTCAGACTGCGGTATTCACATTTCGCCTCTGGATGAACATTAAAGTTAAGCGTAAGCTCAGGTTTGAATTTGGTTTTTGAATCACCAGGGGCGCCACGTATGGCGTAAATCCAACCATGATGTGGTCGGCAAAATTCCAGCATTGCTTTCCATGCATGACCATTACAATCCATAGCAACAGCTAAGACGCCAATAGTTCGACCATCTGACAACGTGAGCTCACGCTCAAGCCGACCTATCAAAGCATCTTGAGTTGATTCATCCTCTGGATCACCAAGTACTTTTCCATAATCAACAGCCCACATTTCACCCCGTTCACCGATAGCCCATAGATGGTATTCAAATCTATTTTTCTGGGTATCGACCGTGGCTAGTACGCATCGGGTTTGTTCTGGCAACCGTGCTAACGGCTCGTAATATTCTCGTCTGGCGTGAAGATCATCGAAATTATTTAGCTTATGAGCACGTTTAGTGTCTGAGTATTCAACCCCGACCTTGGTGTTCATAAAAGACTGCATTTTTAGCGGGTCTTTTTTGGCTTTGTCATACTCTTTAGCTAAGGTTGGTAATGCCGTGTTTGGATTGTCGTTGTACGCCATCCAAACATGAAAACCCGCATCAATCTTGCCTCGTTCGTTGGTGTCACCTGGCTTGTTACACTTACAACAAAGTGCGCTGCCAGTTTCATCCCATTGTTCTGGTACCTGATGAACATCACAACAAGTGAATTCACGAGTTGCACGCCATTCACCCGCCTCAACCATATTGAATTTATGATGTTCATAAATCTTTTTTGTACAGTTGGTGCAAACAAAATGAGCGTTTTGATAATCGGTAGATTTATAGCGTAGGTTTTCCAGCTTCAAGCGTTGCTTATGAGAACAATGTGGGCATGGTACGTATAAGAAACGCTGGTCTGTTAATAAAAACTCTTTGGTTATTTTGCAGGTTCCCGCCTCTTTAGGCGTTGAACCCATAACTACTTTTCGGCGGCTTTCGGTTTCAGTACGGGTGATCGCATTTTCAACGGGGTCACCTTCATTATCTGGATTTTCTGGCCAGCCTGATACTTCATCTAAAAATAGATAACGTATGGTAACCATACGAAACGAACCTGCAGACGTAGCCCAAACAACACTAAAATCACCACCGTAAAATGCTTTTTCAGTGCTGGTATTTTTGCCAATCATGCACTGAGCAACTGGAGCACAATACGTAAATACTTTGCCTGCCTCTTTGCTGGCGTATTTTTCAGCATCGGTGGCGGTGTTTTGTGCCACCATGATGTTGGCTGGATCATTGGTTATTGACCAACCAATAGCTGTGTTCATAAAAATGGCGTAACCAACACGCGCACTTTTCGATAATACAATTTTTTCTATATATGGAGATTCAAAAGCTAGCAACCATGCTCGTTGAAAAGCTTTAGGCTTGTAAATTTGTGCAGCTGGTTTTTGATTAGTCGTCGCCCATGGAATTATCGGCGTCTT